ACCACTGGCGGTTACAACAAAATCTGATCCGTTCCAAGCCACCATGACCTGCGTGTTTGCAAGCACCGTCATACCTGTTGTAGGACCTGCGCCAACAATCTTGACACCAAAACCACCACTGGTCGCGTTGATGATAACGTATAGCTTAGACTGAGCCGGAGCCGTGATTGTTCTAATCGCCGTGCGCGCACCCGTGCACAGGATAATTGCATTACGTGCCTGATTGTCCGCACCATTGGTCGTGCTAAGCGTTACGTTTGCGTCCGTTGCAAGCGTTACCGTACCGGCTACAGCATCATCAAGCAAGTCAGTAATTGCATCGTTGACCGTGGTTCCCCATGTGCCGGACAGATCACCCGTGGTCGGCAATGCCAGACCAAGGAGAGGGGTAAAATTTGTTACTGCCATATCATTATCCTTTACACAACCATTTCAACATTTTGCCAGTTTGGAGTGCCGTTGTCATCAATTACTGACCAATAAAAATAATTTGCTGTTCCCGCCTGCCCCTGCGCGGATACACCGTTTAGTGCCACCGTTCTGCTTGAACCAACAGTGCCTACGCTACCTGTTGCCAACACGCTATCTTCTGTTGGATTGTTGGTTTCTGTAACAATTCCAACTGCGCCCGATGCTTCAACGCCACTAAGAGCTATTGCAAAAACAGGGCCTACTGCTCCTACCTGCCCGCCTGCATTTACCCCTGTGCCAATTGGCGCAGCAAGCATATTGCCTGCGTTGCCCAAAGCCTCTACACCGGCTAAAAAAGCAACATATTGAAAGTCTGTATTACCCACATCACCTGATGCAGACACGCCTGTCAATTCAATCTCTAGCCCCGCACTTACCGACCCTACCTGCCCTGTCCCACCAACACCAATAATATCTGGCGCTCCGAGCTTTGAAATAATTCCAACTGCACCCGCCGCTTCAACTCCAGTAAGGGCAACGCTACGATCAGACGAGACAGCGCCAACGGAGCCAGCAGCCGCTACACCTGAAGCCTCAAGTGTGCCGCCCCATCCGTTGTCTCCCCACCCATGATCACCCCAACCAAGAGAAGACATGCCCTGTCTATCAAGTTGTTGCCAAGCGGATCAGAGCAGTTGTAGTGGTATTACTGGGCATCGTCAGCGTAAACGTACCAGCGGTCACAGTTTGTGAACCAAAGGTGTGAACGCTAATTGCCTTGTTTGATTGCGTAGAGTTGTAAATTAGCACTGCGTCAAACGCTGTAGCTAAAGTCACTGTGGTGTATGTAATTGAAGCTGACGGAGTAAAAAACGCCACGCCCGCAGTTGCTGAAGCGTTAGTCGAATTTGGAGCCGTAGCAATTGTTACCGTCTCCCCGCCAGCACTATAGCCGGTACCCGACACTTCATTACTGGCACTGTATGCTGTAGTACCTGCGTTTACCGTAGCAGTTGCTAAATACAAAGCCGCTTTGAGCGTATCTGTAGTTGGTGCGGTCAAACTGGTGCGTGAGGTAAGCGTTGCGGTGCCGAGTTGATGCTCACCAAGCATCAACTGTTTCATAAACGATGTGCACATTGCTTGTGTATTTGCCATGATAATCCCTTAAAAAGATGCTACTGAACTTGAAAGCGTTACTGCTTTCTTTAATTGAACATGTGCCGAACGGTGCACAAGTTCTCCCTCTAACCAATACTCCACCCAAGTGGTGTACTCGTTGTCATTATCAACGGAACCTTCTCGCTTTTCAAGCAAAGATTCGTCCATTTCGCCTTTGGTTGTAGTAATCAATTTAAACTCCTTTAAGAAATACGGATGAGCGCATTGTCTGCATTATTTGGTGGAAACTGAATCTGAAATTGTTGGTTTACCGTTGTCTGGTCAAGCCCAAAATTCAACACGCCAATTGACTTATTGCTTTTGGAAGAATTGTAAATCAGCGCGCCACGTGTCGTAAACGAAGAACCATTCCAAGTAGGATTGCTAAAAGACACATACGCAATGCTTCCCGTCAGGGTTACCGTAGCCCCCGTGAGCACTACGCCCCCTGCTGTGTAAGCTGTCCCTACTATTTCATTGGAGGTGCTGTATACAGTGGTGCTTCCATCTAGCGTAGCAGAAGAGGTATACAACGCAATCTTTATCGTATCCACGCTAAAGTCATGCACCGCTAACAAAAGCTGTTGTTTAAAACTATTGGTTAGTCCGGCTGTAATCATGGGTTACCTCACCGGGAGTTTTACTTGGCCATCTTGATAAGCATCGCCACGTTGCTTAGCATCACCCAAATTCTTCAACAAGCCCAGCGCTTCTTTGTACTTTGTGTCGTACAACGCCATCATGTCGGTCTCCCCCTTCATGTAGGTGTACGCCTCGACCAGCGAGCCATACAAAAGCACCGTGTCAAAGTTGTCACCCAGCCATGAAGTACCCGCTGTAACAATAGACTCGGGGTAATAATAAAAATGCAATTCCGCTTGGTAATTAGCATCTGGAGTAGGTCCTAAAATAAACACCAACTCATTAACGTTGCTGGTGCTAGGACCAAAAATAGCGTAATGCTTAGGCTTAGCACGTTGTGATGGATTTGGATACGCTTCACGAATAAAATTAACATCACGATTTAACAAATAGATGTAATCGCCTTGAAACGTTACAGTGCCTGATACTGTCCCCGTATTAGCAATGGTAAGCGTAACCGTAGTTCCCACAATTGTAGAAACTACCGCACTGGTTGCAATGCCTGTACCAGAAACAAACATGCCTGCAACAATATCCGTGGCGCTAGAAACTACAATTGTAAAAGCTGATGCTGCCCCGGTTGCAGTTGGAGTTGGCGCAGCATACAACGCCAACGAGTAAGTAGAAAGAAAATCTTGAGGACAGGGCAAATATTTGTTTCCTACTTGCACATTTCCTGTCACGTTTTTGCGCAGATTGGCAACCTGAACAGTGTTGTCAATTCTCTGCTCTGCCTGTTTTACAAAAACAGGAATCTGCGCTACAAAATCTGTATCGGTGTTATTGGTATACGCTTGAATAGCAGCAGTTAATTGAGAATAGTTCATGTGATGCTCGTTGTAACTGTTCCAAGCATAGCGCCAGCTACTAAATTTCTTGCAGGAGCCATGGGCTGCATGCCAATACTTGCGAAAGAAGTATCTCCTGTGTCCCCTACATAAACGTTAACGCCCAGTCTTGTTTCTGGGCGCGGCTCCAACAAAGCCTGAGGCTCGTTTAACGTGCGCTTAGGCTCAAGCTGCGGATGTTTAGGCTCATAGCATTCATCGCAGACCTTAAACCCTGTCCACTCTTTTTTAAGCTGATTTAGCTTGAACTGCTGACCACACTGATCACACAGAGCAAGACCAAATTTGCCAGAAGTGTAACCAGCCATCAGTAACTCTCCGTATACGTAGGCACTGCAAAATAACTAGACCGCTCTCTGTCCTCTGACGCTGCCCGAGCAAACTCTTCTTCGTAAAACTGCTTGAGCATAGCAATACGATCTGGTGCTTTTTTGACAGCCAAATAGTATGACAAACCTGCAGTCAAACAAGGCAAAAAGCGGAAAGAAATGTCCGCTGTATTGGTGACTGCACCAGTTTCTTGTATACGGCGAATAGCGTAGTATCTAAATATGTATGTTTGCGTTGCATCGGGCGCGGGATACAGAAAAAGCTTTGCCGGCACCGTGCGCTGCACATAAAACTGGGCAGGACGCGAAGTAGTTAGCTTGTTGGGCGTGTGCAAATACTCCGCACTACCAATCCGGTCAATCGTAATATCTTGCTGATCAGACTGACCAGAGTTAGTACGTATTACCGCCGACAAAGCATCCACCGTATCGTCCGGCAACGAGTACTCAGACGTGCCAGCAACCAAGACCACCTGCCGCTGCTCAATCGTATACAAATTTAATCCGCGATTAGCCCACTCAGCAAACATCAAGTTCAATGAACGGCGCGCAGATAAAACGTCATACCCATCCCGAACCTGCAAGCCGCAGCGTTCATACGCTTCGGTGATGATCTCATCAAAGTCCGGGTTGTAGGAGGAGACGCCAGAGGTAGTCATTTTTTAATAGATAGTTGCTTTTTGAGCACGGGCTGCACCTACGCCGCGCACTGAAACAGTCTCGCCTGTCACTGTCTTCTTAACAGGTTGGCTCATAGTTGTACCTTGTGGGCCCGCCATATCAGCAACGCCGCCTGCAGCATAGCCTTTTTTCTTCATGCCGCCGCTGGCACCCATCTTAGATTTCATCATGCCACCGCTGGCCATCATCTTAGAGTTCATCATCTTTTTTCTCCTGATAGAGGTTGTTAAAAGTTTCTTCCGC